CAACAAGCCAAGAATATGGTATTTGAACAGATTTGGGATGATTTAAAACCTAAATCGAAAAATTCAGTTACATTCGTGGATAAAACACAACTAAAAGAAGTAGACCACTTGTACCTTAGCTTCATGAAAGACTGCGGTCCAATTGCCATATTTATAGATGCGGATCAATGTCATGATGTTGAAACAGCTAGAAAAGTAGAATACCCAATTCAGTTCTTTGCTATTGGAGTTGTTACTAACTTAGAAGAATGGAGAAACTTGCCCGGATGTACAGCTATTGCTGTCCCTGCAAAATATCCTGATGCTGCTGACAATGTCATACTTTCCCAAGCTTATGGAAATAAGAAAGAGACAAAAAGAATACTCGTAGTTACAGGAGATATACCATTTCAGGAGAAGTTGAAAGCTTGTGGAGTTGATTTTGAATCCACACTCTCTGATGCAATAAAAAGAGTAGGACCAAGTAGTGGCATGGCTAATACATTTAACTATTTAGTGACAAAGTATGGCCTTAGACCCAAGTTTTGGACTACAGAGAACAGACCTGCCCCGCCACCTTTTGAAAGTTTTGAAGTTACGACTTTAAAACCAAGATATGTGGCACAGAGTGGAACAGCTGAAACTATGACTGGTGAAACTTTAGAAGCCCCAGTTACCGATGAGACCCCTGTTACTACATTTAAAGACGCAATAGGAATAGTTCCTGCGCCTGATACTCGAGTTCGTATGCAAGATTATTTGCTTGGTACAAACCCCTATGGAGATTCAGGATTACAAGGACTGGTAGAAAGAGAATACAGAGTAGCATCCATTAATTGGAGTACTGCAGATGTAGAAAATACAGAGAAGTATTATGCCAATTTTCCTTATTGCCTGTTCAACCAATTCCCTTATCTCAAAGACAAGATGAAAGCATTTGAGTATTTTAGAGCCGACATAGAAGTTACATTTAGAATAATCGGCACCCCATTTCATAGTGGACTCATGATGTGGGGATGGTTACCAAGAAATGGTTCCACAAACTCAACTCATCCATGGCAATTTAGACGACAATATGGCCTGTCGCAGTGCAATGCCGGAATTTTATCAGCACAAACCCAAGAGGCCGTAACATTTAGAGTACCTTATGTATCACCTAATCCTTATTGGAGATACGCAGACATGACAACTGATCAACCATTTGGAGGTTGCATGACTCTCAAAGTACTCACCCCCCTTATGTTAGTAGGAACTACAACTAACAGCTCTATTACGGTGGACGTTTTTATGTCCTTTAAGAATTTGGAGTATGCAGGACCTACTATACATTACATGGCCCAGAGTGGAGAAGCAAATAAGAAGAGCGCTTCACATATTGTTTCCGATTCACTCAATGCCCTAAGTGGGATAACAGGAGTTGCCTCGACTTTTGCAATGACAGCCCCAGGAGCGCTTGCCGGTAGAATGACCGCAGGAGCACTTGGAATGGCGTCATCCTTTGCAAAGAAGATGGGATACTCTAGACCTATGACCACTGAAGCCCCGCAACAAGTTAGACTTGTGCAAACAGACTCTATGGCAACCGGTACAGGACTTAATACTGGTTTCACTTTAGCTAATACTGTGGAAAATGCTGTAGATGTCAGCCCGCCCGTTTTTGGAACTACAAGAGATGAAATGTCCCTAGACGTTCTGAAAGTAAAGCCCGCCTTTATTTGGTCAAGTTCCTTTGATTCAACTACTGGCCCCAACACCATTATCATGAAATTTCCAGTCAGACCCCAGATTGGTCCATGTTTCAAGGTAGCTGGTACCCCAGGATCAATAGCAGATGCATATCAACGCTTTTGCATACCAGGAGGATGTATTGCCTCCATGTTTAAGTATTGGAGAGGAAGTATGAAGTTCGCTTTTACTTTTTCTTGCAGCAAAATGATTACTGCTAGACTGCGTTTAACCTGGCACCCTAATCCCGACGAAGTCCCGTCCACATCTTACACCGAAGACCAAATAGGAAATTTGATTTCCATTGTCTTTGATGTGAAAGGAGATACTGATCTCGACATACAGATACCATTCTTACAAGAAGTTTTGTATAGAAAAGTGATGCTTGAATTGGCACCACCTTCTTCTGAATACTATTTTTGTAATGGATTCTTGACCCTATCTGTAGTTACTCGAGTCGTTTCTCAAACTGCCCTCGTAGCTGATACAAAGATTTACTATGTAGTCTTTGCTGGATGCGGAGGAGATATGCAGTTTATCAACACACGATCCTCCAACAGAGCTAACTATGACGACCTTACTGTGTTTCGATCATTCGATACTACAGGAGTCCCAGTAGGAACTTATGTTGGACAGGACAGCACCTCAAGTAACATAATCGACCTTAGATTTGCGAAAGAGTTTCCAACTATCATACCAGCTAGTGGACATTCCATAGCTAACCTGTGTGATGGTGACCATATTGCAGCGATTCACCAATTAACTGGAAGACCCGTGTTTCAACAACACATCATTGCTTACAATGATACACCAGATTCTTTGGCTATACCATCAATTGCCTTGAGAAAGGGAGATTCACCTTTTACCTTGTTCAATGAATGGGCCATGTACCATAAAGGCTCATATTATTTCAAGTTCTTTAGAGCTCCATTAGGCAATGCGTACACTTTTAATCCAAGTGGAGGCGCGCTACAAGTCTACATTACGGATTTGAATGACCTGCAAC